AAGTATCTCTATCAAGATAGCTATGTACGTGAAGATCATGACGTGATCACCGGATCGTGGACCGCAAGGCCCATTGTGATTGGTGCTCCCAGTTATGATTCTTTTCACTACACAGCCGAAGATAGTTATTCTAGGATGTGGGACTCTATCGATCCCCCTTCTAAGGATGTAGCGAAGGCTTGCCTTCATTTGTCTTATAAATTGTCCTTTACGGACAAGGTTATATTGACCTACACTTCTTATGCAGGGAGTAACACCCGTTTCACCCACACTTTAACAATGAGTCCAGAGTCATTTTATGGCTACATGCTTGGTCTCCCGTCCGGTTCGAATTTAACCACAGCTGTGGTTAATACGACGATCGGACAGAGAACAGCTGGAGGCATACCTGACATTGTTGCCCTTCTCGATACATACGATAAGAACCTGAAAAGTTTCTTCTCGAATAAGGTCGATATAGGCGAGAATATTGCTGAACCTGACGTCTTCTTAGAAGCCGTTAAGCTCATCATTTCTCCTCGTAAAGTTCTTAAGGACTTTGTGAACGTAGTCGTTAAACACTACGGTCCCTCTGCTCTTAAGCACTCCCTTGGCGGGGTCATGAAGACCTTCTCCAAGGATGTTAGTGGGGGTTATCTTTCTTGGGTCTTCGGCTACAAACCGGTGATCAAGGATCTTCATGCAGCTTTCAATGCTCACAGAAATGTGCAGCTTAGATTGAACTACTTGAAGTCCCAGCAAGGTAACTTTATCCGGGTAGGTGCTCGCCAGGTTTTAAATTCTGGCGAACCGTTCGCGTCTCTTTCTGATGCGCCCTTCGGTACCACCGCTGTGAAGCGGGAGGGTAACGGATTGCTCACCATTACAGCTGACGCACGTGTACGATCGGATATAGGTCTCACAGACACATGGGCCGCTTATCTCGAATACTTCGGGATGAACGACGTCATTGGTCTTTCGTGGGATCTAATTCCATTCTCATTTGTCGTTGATTGGATGACCAATTTTGGAACCTGGTGGCATAAAGCTACCAGGCTCGATTATGGTGGTCCCTTCTCGCAAATAAAGAATCAGTGCTATACTGCCAATATGTTTGACTCTCTGGACATCCATGTTCAGAGTGGTTATACACCATTGGTTGGAGCACTTGTTTCGTCCACGGACCGCCTTGCACGAGTAGTGTATAAGCGGTACGATCGGTCTTTGTCACTTCCAGATTCCGTAATCCTAGCTAACCTGTCTAGGTGGTCGGTCTTCCAAAATATCACTTCCGGCGCATTACTTACTCAGCGTATCCCTGACGGGTTACGTTTGTTTAAGTCACGCTGACCGGTTGTGAGATCAGGTCCACACGCCTCTTAGGAGGCTTCACTGGAGTCTTCTATGGCTACTCCTTCTATTATCGTCACAAAAACTGACGGTACTTCCGATTTGACCTTTTATTTGGTTTCCCAGTCGGGCACCACGAGCCGATATGCGATGTCTGCCAATGCCTCGGCATTGAAGCAGTTCATCGACATCGACTTACGTGTTGCCCCTGCGGGATCCAAGCAGAGTGATCTTTATCAGATCACCCTGCGTCGTGAAGAAGTAAACTCTGTAACCGGCGCTCTCGCCGTGTCAAAGGTTTCCTTCCAAATCACGATCCCAAAGGACGACGTGGTCTCGGCAGCCGATATCGGAAACGATATCTCCTGCCTGGCCAGTCTTTTCAACAAGAACTTCATGGATTCTTTCGTTTTGGGAATCGTTCTGTCCGGCGACTACAACGTCACCGGCCCGTTCAATCCCGTTCGCACCTAAGTAAGGTGCTGCGAAAGATTCAATGGATTAAGGTCATTGAGCTTTTAACGGCTCTTCTGACCTTCTTGTTGAAAGTAATTCGGAGGTGAAGGAAATTCCATAGAAGTCGTAGAGGAATCCCAATATGGGTGCCCATAACGCATTCTATGATCAGTATTCTGAGCTCCTCACAGCAATGCATGCTGATGTACTTGCTCTGAATAAGACCTTTCCAATCGCTAGCGATCTTCATTACATACTCTCACGAGTACGTTCTGAAGGTAGTGCATTCATTTATGGTATCCTTCCTCAATTAGGAAGAGCCATGGATGCGGCACTAGCTTGCGGGGAGTTTAAATGCCCCGCGGTTTTCTCTAGAGTAAAGGGATCGTCGCTTCCTCGCCTGTACTACCGTGGTTTATCCATGGTATTTACAGACGATGGCAAGCTAAGAGCCAATTGTGCACCGGCAACCGTTCAGTCTATAAGACAGCTTCTACTCATCGATTCTAAGGCTGAGAGGCCTTTTTCTCGGGAGCAGATACACGTCTTTGAATCTGCATATAGAGAGCAACAACGTTCCTTACGGAAAATAGTACTCCCAGTGCAGATGCCTGAGCTGTGTATAGTTCAAACTATACTCTCTAAGGCACTGGATCGTGTTCCTCAGACATTTGACCTCCTTCCCAGACATGGGCCGGGGGCCACTTCTGAAGGTTACACGATGGTCGAGAAATGGTCTTTTCCTTCCTGGCCCAAAAGGCTTGAGAGGTTCTTCCCATTTTCTCGTTTCGGTTGCTTGAATCTCTATGAACATCTTAGGAACGGGCATGCAATAGCTCTTACTCGTAAGAGTATTACTAAAGCATGCTTCGTCCCCAAAGATTTCACAGGACCGCGCCTTATCTCTGTTGAACCAGCTGCTATGCAGTATGCTCAACAGTCGATGCGGCGCTGGCTAGAAGAAAAGATTGCTTCTTCGCTCACTACAC